ATGAAATCCGTGTATTCCGAACCATCCGGACGTTGGCTCATTGAGAAAATGATCGGAACCGAAGAATTGAATATTACCCTAAGCCCAGACAAACTCACAAATAACGATCCAACCTAATAAGACATATATGCCCGTAATTCAAGATCAAATCAAAACCCCAATACGTCAATATTCAGACCTGGATATGTCATTTTCGATGCATCCAGCAAAAAAAGACGTAGCCAAGAAACTCGGAGACCAGGCCGTCATTCAGTCTCTCAAGAATCTGGTCCAGATGAATTTCTATGAAAAACCATTCAAACCCTATATTGGATGTAATGCACGGAAACTCCTATTTGAGAATATGACACCCATCATTGCAAATACCCTCAAGGACGTAATCCTGGAAACAATCGCAACAAACGAACCCAGAGTCCAGGTGAATCAGTGCATCGTCGAAGCCGACTATGATAACAATTTGTATTCCGTGACCATAGAGTTTTATGTGAACAACAGAACCGAACCCACCCTAGCCGCATTTGTGCTACAACGCATTAGGTAATAATCCACAATGACAACCACAGCCAATACAAATCTCAGGGTAACAGAACTGGATTTTGATGATATCAAATCCAATCTCAAGAATTATCTGAGAGGACAACAAGAATTCCAGGATTACGACTTCGAAGGATCAGCAATGAATATCCTTCTGGATGTGTTAGCGTATAATACCCACTATATGGGATATTATGTGAATATGGTCGCCAATGAGATGTTCCTGGATACAGCCCAAATCAGGAACTCAGTTCTATCCCATGCCAAATTGCTAGGGTATACACCAAGATCACAGACAGGGGCCGTAGCAACTGTAGCCGTGACGGTTACACCACTAGCCGGGAATACACAAACCACACTAACGCTTCCAAAGAACATTCCGTTCATTTCAGAGTCAATAGATGGTGTGAACTACAGCTTTGTCGCAGTCCAGGGATATACGGCAACGAAGGGATCAGGGGGTAGCTTTGTGTATGATCAGGTAATCATCAAGGAAGGGGAACCGGTCACCTGGACATTCTTAAAAGATCAGAATAACAATACTGGAAGATTTGAAATACCTACAGGAACTTTGGATACATCAACGGTCACCGTGACTGTTCAGGCGTCTTCCTCGAACGCGAGCCAGCAAGTTTATACTCTAAACTCAGACCTTACAGAACTTGGGGCAAACTCAACAGTTTATTTTCTTGAAGAAACCGACAATGAGAAATATACGATATACTTTGGCGACGGCGTGTTCGGCAAGTCTCTTTCAAATGGTAATATCGTTTATGTGTCTTATCTCGACACGAACGGCGCGCCCGCGAACAAAGCCAACGTCTTTACATCTACAGGTGCCATCGGAGGTTTCTCAAACGTTATTGTCTCTACAATCTCTAAGTCTGCTGGAGGTTCTCCCAAGGAATCTATAGATGATATCAAATATCGCGCGCCGATCTATTACACAACACAGAACCGCGCGGTGACCAAGAATGATTATTCCATTCTATTGAAGCGCGATTATCCCAATATCGAAAGTGTTTCCGTATGGGGAGGTGAAGAATACGATCCCCCACAATACGGAAAGGTCTTTATTTCCATGAAACCTGTGACGGGATATACGCTTTCTGAAACAACCAAAGACGCCATTGTATCTGATATCATCAGAACGCGTTCGGTTCTCACGGTAACCCCGGAGATTATCGATCCCGACTATATGTTCCTTCGATTCGATTTGGATGTGTATTATGCCCCCAACAAAACCAATTTGTCCTCCGAGACTCTGAAAGCTTTGGTGCGTGCTAGAATCCTGCAATATCGTGACGAGAATCTGAATTCTTTTAATTCCATCTTTAGGGCTTCGCGCCTTCAGGCGATCATCGATGGCGTCGATCCCTCTATCATGTCCAATGACTTGGTGGTCTATGTCCAGAAGCGCGTTACAATTATTAACGGAGTTCAACAGAATTATTCTGTGAAATTCGAAGGGCCGCTACATCGTGGTGGTTTGCAAGAACATATGGTCACATATCCTACTATTCAGGTTCGCGACTCGTCGGACATCCAGCGCGATGCCTATTTTGAAGAAGTGATCGGGAGTTCGACGGGAGTTGATTCCATTACAGTGGCCCAGCCGGGGACAGGTTATTCCGATAATCCTACAGTGACAGTGAACGGCGATGGGACCGGAGCGATTGCGTCGGCCACAGTGGTTAATGGACAAATCAAATCTGTCCAGGTTACGACTCGCGGCATTAACTATACAGTGGCCTCAGTGGATATCTCGGATTCGACAGGAACAGGGGCGACGGCTTCCGCGGTTCTGGAAGGCCGTCATGGCACCATAAGATCGTATTATCTCCAGTCGAACGGCCAGAAGGTGATCGTCAATGAAGATGCCGGAACGATTGATTATGATACGGGGGAAGTTATCTTTACGGCCCTTACGGCTTATTCAGTCTCGTCTTCGCCATATTTCGGATTGGATCAGAATGTGTTCGTTGTCCAGATCAAGCCGGACGAGGAAACACTCTTTCCCCGCAAAAATCGTATTGTCTCAATTGACGAAACGGATATAACTTCACTTGAAATCAAGTTCGAAGTTGACAACGGGTCCAATAATCCCAATGCCTTCCACGGCAAGGACGTAGGATAATGGCTGTAGCAAATACTAATACGGCAATCTCAACGCTGGTTGCTTCTCAGCTTCCGGCGTTCGTGCGGGACGACAATCCGCTTTTCAAGTCTTTCTTGGAGGCGTATTACGAATATATGGAACAGCCGGTGTCCGGCGATACCGGTTCGACCGGTCGCGGTAAAACTGTGCAACGCCTCAAGGCGTTGGATTCGTATCGAACACTTAACACGACTTTGGATGATTTCAAGGCCCAGTTGTATTCGGAATTCATGCAATTCTTCCCAGTTCGAGAATCTGCAAATGTTCCTACGACGGCCAACACGATCATCGGCACGAATCTTTATCCTCTTTCGGATTATATCGACTACGGAAACTTCCAATATGGAGCAACGTCTGCTGGTATCAATGATCCTCGCGCGAACAATAATACCTGGTCGGCTCCAGACGGAACTCTAACGGCCGGCACGATTATTCAGGACACGACTCTTGCCGTGCATCAGCACGGCCGCGAAGTCTCTCTTAAGTCCAATTCGGTCTACACGCATTCCCAGTATTTCAAGCCAATTGGAAACGTCTCCTGGATTCAGTTAAGAACATCCGTAGGTTTTCAGGGATTCGCTGGACTTTCACTCTTCTGTTTCAATGGCAATGGAGGTTTGGGAAACGTTGGGGCGTCCACCGGAGCATATAATCAGAGAATCGATAAAGTCGCCAATGGATGGTATCGTCTTCAGCACTCAGCCTCTACAAATGCATACCCCCAATTCGCGCTGGCGCTGTTCCGAATGGATGCAAACGGTAATCCTGGCTTCAACGGTGAAACGTTTTTGGGCGATGGCGTTTCGGGCGTTGTCACGACCGGATTTCAGTTCGAAGAAACAACGGCCACAAGGAATACAGCGGCCAATGGGGCAACCGTATTCGTTCGAACGGCCAACTCGGCACCGGTTTATCTTTGGTCCCGTCAAGGCGATTCCGCATCGAATTCGTATACACGTAATCTTGCACAGGCACCCGCCATTATTGGCCGGAATCATGTTAAAGATTCCAACAGATTCCTTTATTCTTCCTCCGGTGGTAATTGGGGAGGTCTGGGCATCACCTTCTCGGCGAATTCGACCACTGGCCCCGATGGTTCTCTGACGGCCACAAGACTTATTGAAAACGTTGCGTCTTCGCTACATGAAGTAAATCAGACGGTACCGATTCCTCTAAGAGCTCCTGCGGCGGTTTCATTTCTCGTTAAAGCGATTCCGGCGTCTCTAGGTGCTGTCGCACGCCAAATCTTGGTTCAATTCAAAGATATTATCAATGGTGGCCAGGGGTATTGCCAATTCGTTCTTGATCCAGCAACCGGAGCATTAACACTTCCGGCGGCGGTGGGCACCGGGGCAATCACGGTTCCTGGCAAGATGGAATGGCAGGGCGATGGCTGGTGGAAATTCTCATTCTCAGGCATGCCTGGCAACATTCAAGCGGCCGCAGGCTTTTCTCTGTTTATCTGTCGAGATGGAGGCTCCACCACGAATTATGCCGGCGATGGCGTTTCTGGGTTTTATCTAAAAGATGTTCAGATCGAATATCAGGAAGTCGAAGGCGGCATCGCGCCGCCAGCTTCGAACGCACAATATCTCTGGAACAACACGTCGACCTATTCGGTCTATACGGCAACACAAAACGTGATTCCGCAGTTCACCTATTCGACCGTAAAGGACTACAACGGCTACGATGTTCCGACGATTAATCTGGACAAGCTTTTGCCCCAGATCAAGGATTTCTATCGCGCGCGAGGAACCGAAAAGTCTTATCAGTTTTTGATGAAACTGGTTTCGTCGGCTTCTACCCAACAAAGCCAAGACGAGACTTCACTCTATTACCCCAAGGACAATATTCTCAAGGCGTCCGACGGAAAGTGGTTGATCCAGAAGTCACTTCGGGTTTCTGGAACGAAATACGACGGAAACACGGATGCGACTTTGGACACTCTTTCGATCTTCACGTCCAAGCAAATCAAGGGCGCACGCTCGAATACGACGGCTACCGTCGAACGCGTCGAGCAATTCTATGAACTTGGGACTCTGATAAACGAAATCTATCTTTCCTCGATATCGAATGTTTTTGCGTCTGGGGAAACGGTTGTCGCGC